GCGTCTTTCATAGTTTTGTTAGGCGGATTCGCCGCGCTCTTTGTTTAATGGACACAAAACAAAAATAAAAAAATGAAAGCACTCGTTTCAATAGATTACGCAACCCAAGGCAAGAGAATTGATGATTCTCGTCACACAGAATCATGGCTGACATACATTGCCTTGATACAAAATACCGTAGATACTCTACCAGAGCATGATAGCATTCAGGCGTTCGGCCTAGGGTGTTGGATATGTAGCGCAAGCAGCCTTGTTCCGTTGCTCGATGTTGTTCAATCCAAACGCGGATCTTGGGTGTTTCAGCCGCGATTAGTGTTTCTGACCATTGACGATGAGGATGCGCAGCGAGCCTTCCCAAAATCCGCCTAACCAGTCGCCGGAGCCAACGACCACTGCCCTTTGCATTTTGTATGTTTGATTTAGTTTTCATGTTTTCTTTCTTTGGTTGCGCTGCTCCACGGTGGTCGTGGCTCAGCTTTTTTCGTTCGGCGTCATAGCAGCACGCCAGCTTCCCGGAGTTCTTCGATGCCACGGCGAGCTAACAACCCATCGCGGCACTCGTCGTCTTTGTTCATTGATTCCGTCGCGGCCTCGCGGTCGGTCAGGTTGTGCATGATCCGCACAAACAGTTCGGCGCATTGATTCATTTCGATGTTGCGCCCCATCGTTCCGGGGCGCGATTTTTTCGTTAGTTCTTGTTTGATGATTTCCCAGCTATTCATAGTTTCTCTCCTCTCGCTATTGCCAGTTGTGTAAAAAAAACTGCGCGGGCTTCTGGCGTGAACTTCCACCGCGCCGTTGTGCTTTGGGTGCGGATTCTGCGCTCCTTCACCGGCTGCGCTTCGTAAAACGCCTGCCGTTCAACAGCGAAGGCGTTCCAGTCCGCTTCGTGTTCGGCCAGGGCTTTCAACCGCTTGGCGCAACTTGCCCCGTCGTGGTCGAAGGTGGTGCAATAGTTACAGAACATGATGTCGCTCAAGTTGGAATGTCTGAATCGTCGGCGGTGAAGGTGCGTTGCGGCTGCGGGGCGGCGGCGCGAAACGGCGGGCCTCCGTTCATTTCGCAAAGGCGCTTGAATCCGGCGTCTAGGCGCTCACAGAAAGCCAAAATCGTATCTTCGATGACGGCGTTTATTTTTTCGTCGCGCTCGATTGTGGTGACGTAGGCGGGGAAATTACGGCGGTAGCTCATAAACTTCCACCATGCGCGGCCCGTGACGAACATGGCGCCATAGACCTGCAAAACGTAATCATCCGGCAGTTTGCCGGCCATCAGGTATTTGGTGTGAGTTTTCGCTTCGGGGCACTTCAACTCGATTCCCCCCTTGTCGCCTATAAGCCCGTCTGGGCTGCATCCGATTCTCCCGTCATCGGTAGTGGCGAAACCGCACGGAATGATTTCCTCGTTGAACATGAAGGTGTAATGCGGCTTGGCTTTTTCTTCCAAGATCGAGCCAAATTCCATCTCCGGGGTTTTCTTCCCCGGCGTCGGCGTGCCAGTCCACCGCTCGGACAGTTTCATGGCAAAATACGACTCGACCATTTCCCCGGTGCGCGGCTTGAAAAGCGGTGTAATCAGGTTGCCAAACTCCGACGCGGTTGGCAGTCCAGCGCGCGCCATTTCCCACCAGATTGTGTTCTGGACAATCGGCAGTTCAACGCCGTCGTCGTTTTTGTAGGTTGCAATTTTCATCGCCCCGCCTTCTCTTTCGACGCCAGCAGCCTGTCCATCACTTCATAATTCACAGCGGGAATTTCCGCGAACGTGGCCGCGCCCGCCAGTTTCAAAAATGATGGGATATGACTGTTGACCATCTTGCAACGGTGTTCCAACTCTTCCGCCTGCGCCGCCGTGATCTTCTTGCTGGTGTCACCCAAATTTCGAGGGTCATCGGATTCTTGGATGCGCGATTTCAGACCGAACATTTTGATGACCAGATGACGCCATGCGCTCGTGGTCGCGCCGGTGTCGGCGGCGGTTGCGTCTTTCATGGCGTTGGTGTTGCCCGACCGGACGGAATACTCCCGCGTCTCCTCATGGCCGTCTTGATGAACCAGCGTTATTATTGCCGCCGTTTTTCCGCCGTCGTCACGCTGGCCAAACAGCATGGTGAATCCATGCCGCAAAAGCAGCGGATCGAGTTTTGATGCAAGCTCCTTTTCCGAGCAGTAGGTATAAGCAACCTTGTCGTTGTTGTTCTTCGCCGCCTTGTCCGCGTAAAAGTCCATGCCAGCGATTTCCTTTTTCAGTTCAAAGAAGGCACGGTTGAACTTCGCCTTGGCTTCAAAAGCTACCTCCTCCCGGCGCATGGCGATGATTTCCTTGACCACGGCCACATTCTCGGACGTGACTCCTCCGCGAACGGCTGCGTCCAAGATGTCGAGCGATGACGGATGGCGCGGCGCAGCAACGGGCATCGGATCACGCGATACGGTGGCCAATTCGAGCGTTTCCGGCGGCGGGTTGCTGGTGGTGGATTTCATAGGCGGGCGATTTGAGATTCAACCCAGACAGCCAGTTCTTCAATCTTGACGGGGAGCAATGCAAGGACTTTTGTGTTGCTCAACTTTGGCAACGGCACTTCCCGGATGTATTGGGCAAAGGATTGCATCTTGGCCTTGTCAGGAGTGGCGGCGGCTTTATTGGCGGCAGCGGCGGCATCAGCAACCTTCTTGGATTCGGCATCGCGCAGGGCTTTAACTTCCGCCTCGGCAGCGGCAACCTTTTTCCGTTCCTCTGCCGCAATCGCTTCGAGGCGTTGCTGCTCCTTGCGGGCTACGGCTTCGGCGGCAGCACGTTCCGCCTTGGCCTTGGCTTCGATTGCCTCACGTTCCTTGCGGGCCTTTTCCTCGGCGGCTTTGCGCGCGACCTCGGCAGCGGCACGCTCGTCAGCCAGTTTCTTTTCCGCCGCTTCACGTTCCGCTTTCGCGGCAGCTTCGCGGGCGATGGCTTCGGCTTTCAGCCGTGCATTTTCGGCGGCGATGCGTTCGCGCTCGATACGGTCAGCTTCCGCTTTGGCCTTCGCCTCGGCCTCGGCTTTCGCGGCGGCGTCAATTTTAGCTTGGCGCAAAAGTTTGGCGTCGGAAAGCATCTTGGCAAATTGATCTGCCGAAAGTTCGGACAGGTCGCCCATAATTGGCGTTTCCAAAAACGGCTGCAATTCATTTTCTCGGTCGGCCTTCAACTGCGCCAGTCGAGCGGCCTCGGCGCGCTCGGCGATGTCCTCGGCGTCCTGCAATGCGGTTTCAACCGGGGACAGGTCGGCCAAAAGGATGTTGTGAAATCCATCCACGGCGCGGCCATAAAGCAGAGCGTGCTCCTTTTGCTTTTTTCTGGCGGCTTCGCTTTCGAGCCGCACGGCGCGCAAGGCAAGACGGCAGGCGCGGGACTTGCGGATTTCCTTGACGCACGTTGCGTCCTTGACGGATTCAGCAACACCGTGAGCATCTTCAATCGCAGCGCGAGCCTTGGCGAAGATTGGCCGGAATGCCTCAACGAGTGTTGCCGTTGCCGGTTTTTCCAGCCCTGTTTTGTCAGCAAACCTTACAAGCTTGTCGTCAGTTGAATTTACAATTTCAAGTTCAATGGTTTTTGGTTCGGTCATATTTCCTTTTCGTTTGTTGTTTTCGTTTCAATCCATGTCGCGTTGTTTGCCCGGTCAAGAAGTGGCGCGGGTGGGGGCACAGAAGGAGTAAAATTCTTCGCCGCGAACCGCGCCGCCTCGGTTAATGCGTTCAGCGTTATGGCCACTTCCGCCCGCGCGCGCGGCAACGAAAGTTTCCCGATTCCGATGCTGGCCAGAATCATGTTTCCAAGCGCGTTGCCGTGTTCAATTTCTGCATGGTGGAAAACCTCGGCGGCGGTTTTGAAAGTGGGTTCGCTCATAGGCTTTTGTTTGGTTTGGTGGTTATTTCTTGGCGGGCTTGAATGTCGCTTCCAGAACCTTGCCGGTGCTTTTGAAGCCAGCAGCTATCCGGCGGCGCTCAATCTCTGCGTGTGTTTCTGGCAAGCAGGAATATCCTTTGCCAATGCGTTTTTGGTTGGTCAGTTTCGCTTTCATCTGTGGTGAGAATAATTTATTATTGAAAGATTGCAAGATTTATTTTCAACTATTTTTGGGCTGTGATTTCGAGGATGACGCACTCGCGCTCCTTCTGGCCTGCCCGTTTGCGCCAGTCGTGAACCTGTATCCGGTTGAACGGATTGGCGGCGAGCCAGATTCCGGCGCGGGCTTCGGTTCTTATCTTTGCGGCGCGGGCGTTCAGGTTGCCGCCGCCGGTCGCTTGCACCATCAGGTTGCCACGGCCAACCGCACAGCAGGCCAGGTCTGCGAAACCCCAGAGGTCTTTTGTGATGAAGCAATGGGGAATACGTTGCTCGACCAAGCCCACTGTCCAACCTTCCGCTTCGAGTTTTTTTCGGCTGGCATTGTTTGCGGAGAACGGTTTCTTACGTTTTGGTTTTGTTTTCATAAATCTTGGGTCATGCGTTGGATATTTTTAGGAGTTCATCACAGTGGCATTTTTGGTCTGTCTTGCAAAAGCAGGCAAGGTTGTGTTTCTTCAATTCCACCCTTGCATTTTCCATCGGGTGATGTCCATGTCGGTTCAAGAAATCTGTGCGGAGTTGATATGCTTCAGGAATCAGAAAATCCTCAATGCCGTCTTTCGTCCAGATTCCTCTCACTGTTCTGGCGAATAATTCAAGCGACAAATCCAGCCCGAATCTTTCCACCTTGAAAGGATTTCCCCACCGCCCAGGACGGGAACAATTTACCGCCGGCAGGCCGTTGAGTTCCCGGCTGAATTCCTGCAACCGCCAGCCCTTTATTCGGCGTAGTTGTATTCTTACCGGCGTCGGGTTGAGTTTCAAAAGATCGTTCATGGAGTTCAGGAATTTTATCCCAGCGCGACAACGCGGCGGCATCCGTGGACAGATAATTCCACGGTGTCTAATCCCGCCACTGGCTTTGCCTTTGCCGCGCTGGAAAGTGATTTTAAGGATCGGTAAGCCGCCATGTAAGCTGCGTGCCCCATTTGTTTATCTCTTAATCCAGTCCAAAGCCTTTGGTTCGGCTTCTTCGGAATCAATGCGCGATATTGGCGGGAATACTCTGTGTGGCCAAGAGCCTTGTTTGATAATCCAGACCACCAGCGCCGGGATGTCTTACGCGGCTTGAACAGGCGCTGGTAAATCCTTGAGTATTCGCGCGCTCCAAGCCCCTTCCAGTCTATGTCGGTCATATTCGGTCTGCCCATTTTTGGTTGTGTGTTCATGGTCTTTGTTTCGCTAGATGCTCGCCTAGGCCTTTAAGCCTAGAATGTTCATCAGTCGTTTCCGTTCGGCTTTCATTTCCTCCAATTCCGCCGCTCGATTGTCACCCTTTGAAAATGGCCGCTGCCCACGCAAGACCTCAATCCGCTTCTCAACGCGGGCGAGTGCTTTTTCAGTTAAAATTAACTGTGGTGTTGTCATGGTCTTATGTTCAGGCTCTGTAACAGAATCAGGCCATCTCGCATCCCTTGCGGCGGCTGTTTGGTTCTGCCGCTTGATGATGTCGTCCTGTTTTTTGAGATAGTTTGCCCGCGCCCGCTTTTGGTGCCACTTTCCGCCCTCGATGTAAAAGAATTTGTCATTGTCGAAAATCATGCTCTTTAACCGCATCCACTTCCCGATGTCACACTGGCAAAGCTGGCGAAGGCCAGGATCATCATCAGGAAGTCCGCTGACGTGTGTGTGATACCAGTAATGAACAAGGCAGCGAACGTATTTATATTTCTCCTCGTCCGTGAACATCCCAGTTGCGGCATCAAAAGCAACCGGGTCGAAATCCATTGTGGGGACTGGCTTTTCATTATTGGACATAGTTAAGTTTCTCGTTGACCTTCATTTTTGGCCCCACACCCCCGCCCCGGCGTCCGGTTATGATAACAAATCCATTTGGCCGGCTGGCTGCTGCGTTTTGTGAATTTCAGTTTCCGGCGCACCGCTGTTGCGTTCCAGCCAAGTCAACGCCAAGGCGCGCGACCGGATGCGGTAGGCGGCAGTCCACCGTTTTTTGGCACCTGAATTGTCATTGCGCTTTCTACCGCCGAAAATCCCAAACCGCTCATCGCTGAAATTCAACGGCGGCTTCTCCAGCACGGGCGACTTTCCGCGTGCCAGTGAATTCCAGGCGTTGCTCGCCACCCCCTGCCGGTGTTGTTTTTCAACGATGTCCTCCGGCACGTCGCCCGGCGACACATACGGCTCCCGCAAAGCCAGCAGGACGATGAACCGCATCACGCGCACGGCCAGTTTATGCTTGTAAAGCAATACCGCGCGTTCCGCGTCAAATTGATTGTCTATTTCGAGTGCGCTCATAAAATCAGTCCGCTGGCCCAGCCGTGCGGATGCCCGTTTTCAATCTTCTTCCGGGTTGCCTGCATCTCGTCCAGGTTGCGCTCCAGGTCGCGCTGGATTGCCTCGGCCATCATCGCCGCCCCCATTTCCAGGAGCGGGACAAGCTCGCACGACGGCGGGCAGCAATGCGTCTTGGCGTATTCAAGAGCCGCGGCTTTTAAGTCGGGCGTGGTCATCTATTTTTTGAACTATCCGGGATTTCCGGTGAGTTGGATTTGGCTTCAAAAGCTCGTTCATTCTGGCTTCGCAAGCCTTTGTTATCCGCTTCGACGGCGTTAAGTCTTCGTTGAAGATCGCCAACCGCTTTCTCCAACGCATAGACCGAGTAGCGCAGCCGGTTAATCTCGTTGGCAAGTTGTTGTGGTGTCATGTATTCGGGCATAAAATCCTGCTCATTTGGCCTCCGGCAGTTGCTCAATGTTCGCGGCGGTGAACCACTGTTTCCCGTGCGGCTGCCATTCGGCCTGCCCTTCAATCCGGCCAAACAGTTTTCTGACTTTGGTTAGCTTGGCCATGAATCCAATCCCGTTGTGATTGACCAATACTTTTTTTCCAATCAGCGATTCGATCCGTTTTAATTGCGCGTCCGCGTCTTTCATAGTTTTGTTAGGCGGATTCGCCGCGCTCTTTGTTTACCAGTCGCCGGAGCCAACGACCACCGCCCTTTGCATTTTGTATGTTTGATTCTTTCATAATGATTTCTTTGGTTATGAAAGCCTTGCCACGGTGGTCGTGGCTCAGCTTTTTTCGTTAGACGGCAAGGCTAAGCATCGTGTCGGCTACCTTGTCCAAGAAGCCGGATTGTTTGAGTTTGTCCAAGCGTTCGCACAAGTCCACAAACTCGCGGAGCCGGGCGATTTCCTCTTTGTATTCTCCGCCGAGAAAGAATTGGCGCACTTCTTTGAGCGGCCCGGTCATCTCCGCAGTTTCGCGCACGACCGCAAAGCGGGTTTGTCGGATGTCCTCAAGGTAGTGCTTCGTGTCGGAGCGGAACTTTTCCATTTCCTGCCCGATGCCTTGCAGCAGGCTATCCATG